ATCTGCAATTTCATAATGAAAAGGAGGAGTTTCACTCCTTAAATAATCATCAGGTAAAAATAACTTACCAAAGGAAATTAAATCTTTAGACGCAAGATGTAGTGCCTCTTCTTCTTTAGACACATTATGTAGGTTTATATTAGCCATGCAAACTAATTATTCCACCATTCTTTTAATTTTGTCATTAAAGATTTTTGTTTTAACATATTCCATAATTTAGGTTCTATTTTTAAATGAGCAGTACCCTCATGAGTCCAATCTTCTCCATATCTTTGTTCATGCATCATATGGTTTAATTGATTTAATGCATTTGCACTAATACTATCTCTATCATCTTGAGATCTATTATACTGTACCGCATGAGATAATTCAGCCATAAAATCTACAAGATTACCTCTTTTTATATTTAAAGTATCTACAGGATTTTCAGTAATTCTTTCATCAGTATCAAACCATACTGCATTAGCGGGTCTACCTGTAACTTCTTCATGATGTTGATATAAATCAGAAGGCTTCCATTCTACTATATAAGGCTTATTAGCAAATTCCCATACATCTCTAACAGATGAAGTATCTACATCAGAACCATGCATTTTATAATAATATTTGCCAGGTATTCCTGCTTGACTTGTAAATATATTAGGACTTCCATATATTTCTTCATCTTCATATTTATAAATATTTTTTAAAAATTTATCTAAAGACTCTAATGATGTTTTTGGAGATTTATCACCTTTGAAATTTTCACTCATTATTTTATTTCCTTCGGTTTTGCAGTTTCTATCTCTTCATTAGAGAATCCTTGAAATACTGCACCTGAAATAGCTTGTACGTTTGTTTTAGTTTTATCTTCTAAGTCAAGTATATCAGATAGCTTAAATAATGCTTTAAGACGTACATCAGGTTTTTCTGCATTATCAGCTTCTTGCTTAATCCCATTTAAAACATAGGATTCACTAATATTTAATTCTTCAAGTATAGGTTTTAACTCTTCTTTCACAGCGGTTTTAACCCTTTCTGTTTTTATTAATTGTACAGACTTACCTCGAGCATACTGTCTGTTATTAGTCGGAAATGCCTTTATATATGCATCTTCTGGTGTTAGTCCTTGTGATAGATATTGAACAAATAATTCTTCATTAGAAGTTAGTTGTTTTCTGTTTTGTACTACCTCTTCAGGTGTATCGTAACCACCAAAAGAATATATATTAGGTCTTCTGTCTCCATCCATTTTGGTATTCTCCAATGCAATGAATGTACCAGTACAAGTTCCGATATATCTCCTCTGACCATTATGACGAAGCATTGTACCCTGTCTAAGTACTTGTAAGACACATCCATCATCTGCAAGTACCCAGCACCCTACTTCCCCATTCCGCCAATCCTCTATCACCTGAATTTGGCTAGGAACTTCCGAAATGTCGTCATATACAGTATGCTTAATTTTATTTACGGTGTATTGTCTCACGCTTCTCCACAGATTCCTACTTGGGTAAATAACTTGTAAGTGTCTTTATCCCAATAATCTGCTAAATCATAATTACCTATTATTACTGAAGTAAATAACTCGTCTTCGTTAATTACCTCTTCATCTATATATTCCACTTCATCCATTTCATCGTTAAATGCAATAGTTAAGTGGTAAACCTTATTCCCTTTAGCCATAAATACCTCCTTTAATGTACAACTCCTCAAAGAGTTGGGAATGTTCATGTGAGCGTTAATAGCCTCTGGTAAGAAAAAAATTAATTTAGAATTTCCATATAGCCAGCTTTCATGTGCCCATACTATATTTTATATCTAAACAGTTTTCGGTATCTATTGGGGACATCTCAGTCTACTATGTTGAAGACCTACAACCCAACTTCTGAACCATGTACTTGTTTGTTAAACCATCTATGGCTGATCAACTACTGTTGGATACCGTAGATAATATACAACTATTAGTTTCAAAAATTATAGGATTTTAGTGATCGGTGATATTCATAAAGTATACCCCTTGCTGTCGTTTTTGCAGAATGCAATTACGTTATTTTTCATTTCAATTAGAAAGGACATACTTATGAAGGTCATAGGTTTTATTTTATTTTATATTAGACTGAGTCAGAAGGGTGACAAAGTTTTATGGTCGACTGACAAAGCCACAGTTGGTCAAGGTTCTATGGGTAGTGCAAGGATGTGGACTGCTCCATCACCCAACCAACCAGCTACACGTTATTGGGCACCTGAGACACCATACTCCCCTGATGATTTACAACAATTGAAAGATGGTGGTTATGATACTATCTATGTGAAAGAGGATGGTTCTGAATACTACACAGTTGCTGAGATGAACCAACGATTATCAACTCAGAATGTGCCTGTTACTCCCCAATCTGTTGAACCACCTGTTGTTACTGCTCAATAGACTCCATTCATGAGACCTCTTCGGGGGTCTCCTCTGTTCTCTGATAAGTAAACGTGACACTATTATAATATAAACGTCACATAAACACGTAATTAATATAAAGGACACTTAAACATGATAAACATATCATATGATGAACCATTTGACTACAGTATTTTCATACCATATAATTGTGGTAGAGCTGCTATTACTGAATTACACTTAACCAAGCACCAAGTGTTTAGCAACTCAATCAAGTATGATGACATACATAGGATTGCAGAATTAAATGGTTATCGTTTAGACAATAAATCAGCTATCATTGGTATAAATGGCAACGAGTTAGTAGCTATGAGTCATCACGACCATCTTGATAGAATGTATATTCATAGAACTAAGAAAGTATATGACTATTTGTATAAAACATCTAATCATTATGAGAATACTGATAAATCATTGAATATAAAGAGAGACTATAATAACCATGTTATGTTCATACTATTTGAGTTAGTACAAAGACTAATGTACATGGGTAATGAAGATACATTTGGTTTATGGTGTGGTTATGATAGAATACAATCAAGTGAATCATTCTATAGTGATGATAATGCTCGTATGTATCGACAATTTGAGGATTATTATAATCTGGTTCAAAACATGTGTGATAATAAATGGAGAAAAATTGGAAGATAAAACAATATTAATATGTAAAGATTGTGGCTCATCAGATGTTAGTGTCAAGATATGGGTAAATGTAAATAAGGTATGTAAAAATTTGCCAATTACAAACTATCAAGACACAGAAGAAGATGCTTATTGCAATTCTTGTAATAGTGAACAAAAATACTTATCAGAAAATGAGTTTTCAATGGAGAAAAAATGAAACTATTAAATAAACTATACAATCATCTCTACTCATTTGTAACTGCAACACCTGTTATCAATGATGATGATGATGAACCAGTATTTAATTACAATCTGATGTCAATTGAGAAACTCTTGTATCAAGCACGTAAATCAAGAGGTCATCAATCACCCTTAGATATTCTCTATGATAATACTAACAAGGAGATAACTGATGTGGTATGATGTAATGAAAGCAAATGGCAGAACTCAATGGATTAATCTTAAAGAACTATTATCTATTGATAGTATGCCATGTTGGAAAGATAATATTGAGAATGGTGGTGAATATGGCTATCGTGATAAACGTAGAAGTCAACGAACACTCTATCTTAAATATTATAATGGTTTAGAACTCAAAATTGACCTTGTAACTGAAGAACATTGTGATTTAGTAATAAAACACATTAAATCTAAAGTTACTGGGTATCCTGATGTTCAACAACGACATGTAGATGTTATTAAATATTTAAAAAAAGGACAAGATAATGACTAAATACTTATATTCTATGGTAGACTTCGGTAATGGATTACATACAACTATCAGATATGCCTCAACTCCACAACCTTTAAAAGAGGATTTCTTCTTCCCTTCTGGATGGATGTGTGAAGGAGATGCTGTAGAGATTGAAGCATTTGCAATCTATAAAGACCTGCAAGTGATGTGTTTTCATGTTAGACGTGTATACAGACATGATGATGTTACATTATACAATCATAACCAATTATGTGAAATAGCTGGTAAGAATGGATTATCTACAACACCATTACATATCACATTATGGACTGATGAAGATGTAAAACCTGTTGAATCTGGTAGAAGACTAAGAAGATTCTTAAACTCATATTCTTATCCCAATGCATCATATACTTTGCTTGAGAAACCTATATCATTCTTAGGTAGAGTTAAACTTATTGAAGCAGAAGAAGAGGAAGTGGTAGAAATATGAACCAGAACCAAAAAGACTGGCTTAGAGCCAAGATTATAGAGTTTGGAACACCATTAGCCTTAGAGTTTATGGCTAAAGTTGCTAAAACTAATCCTGATGCGAGATCTATCATAAAACATGTTATGGCTGAAGAGTTTAATGCAGTTCTCGATAACCGTAAAGAGACAGGTTCACACCATATCCAAGTGTGAATCACCAAACAATAAGAGAGGGATGTAAATCAACAGTATAGTGTTTACACTAACTCGTATTCTCTCTCTTATCTTGGGTAAGTATCCAATTTAGAAAAGGATGCTGACTGTAAATCAGCTGTCGTAAGACTGAGTAGGTGCAAATCCTACCTTACCCACTTAATTAATTGGAGTTAATATGAATAATATAAATAAAAAACATAATTATGAACCTGACTGGGACTTATTAAGGAAAGAACAACCTAAAACACAACCATATGTTCCTCCTAAACCAATGCCTGAATTTGATCCTAATAAAACTATAGGACCTTATACTGATGATGGTAGCTGGAAGGAAAGATAATATGAATGAATACTTCATGTGTCCAACCTGTGAACATAAAGTTTATAGTGAAAGAGATGACGTTCAACCAATAAGATGGTCAGATGGTCATGTATGTAATTTTGTAAAAACATATGAATCAAAAGAAAGAGAGGAAACCAATAGCGATAAACAAAGCAGACCTACTGGGTCTGAATAATAAAGTATTGACGATAGCTTATGACTATGTACCTAAAGAGACAAAAAGTAAATTAGACGAGGTATATATGCTTAATCTTGAAGCAATAAAAAATGAACGAAAAATACAAGACTTCATTGACTCACAAATAGAACAGAATAAAATAGAATCAGCTACAAATGAGAGACATGAAGATTTATTAGAAAGGGGACATGCAAATGCCTAATGTAACAACTAAAAATACAACTGATTATAAAATAGAATCTGGTATACCTTTTAAACCATTAATCAATGGAAGACATAGTGATTATAAATATCCATTCCATTTAATGAAAAAAGGTGATTCATTTCGTAGTAAAACAGGTAAAAATGAACATGCTCGTGTTAGACAAGCAATGGCTGCTCATAGTAAACGTAATCCAAAAGAAATATGGAAATCACATAAAGAACAAGTAGGTAAACACCATTTTGTTCGTGTACACCGTCTTAAATAATGGTATATTATAAGTTCTGTAAACGACTAAATAAGAAGGATAGTGTATGAAAACATTGTATATTGATTTAGAAAATGGATATAAATCTCTTGGTTCTAAATCTGATATAAAAAAAATGTTTGGGTATCAACCTTTATCATTTGAGACATTCTCAGACTTTGGTGCATTTGTAAAACAAATATGGACACGTAAAAAAACAGTTGAGAATATTGATATTGATGGTATACCTGTAGCTCAAGAATCATATAAAATAACAGCTAAAGAAGGAACATCTATTGAAGGTTTAGTAATAGATACTGGTTCTGAAATGGCTAAGAAATATGTTAGAGAGTTAAAAGGTAAAAACGATGCTCTTAAACTTCAACAATGGGGTAAACTGAAAGATATATTAGATGCATTCTTCTCATATCTTAATAGTATCCCTTGTAGTACGATAGTTAATTGTCATAGTAAAGCTGAACAAGACAATGAAAACGGTATAATACGAATGATGCCTTACATAGAAGGAAGTACTAAAGTAGATGTAGGTAAATGGTTTGACTTTGTGTTTTATACACGTATTACTAAAATGAAAGACGGTACTCGTAAATATTTATGGGTAACACAACGTGATGAACACTACTGCCATGCAAAGGATAGAAGTAATAGTCTCCCACCTGAAATAGAACAAGATTATAGTTTAATCTTTGATGTTGTAAAATCAAAAGGATGGGATTCTGCTAAAGTAATGATTATCGGTGAACCTGGCAGTGGTAAAACAATGTCTCTTAAAACATTAACAAAAGTGAAAGGATAGAAATGGCAATAACATTGACCAAATCTAAAGGTGGTAGTGCGCCAGCAGCTGGTTGGCATTCAGGTACTATTAAAAAATGTGAAAAAGGTAACTTTAATGGTAGTAATTACTATGATGTATACCTTGATAGTCTACATGAAAACATGAGATGTAGAGTATGGGAAGCACGTAATAGTAGTGGTGAAGAATTTTCTATTGGTAATCTAATAAGATATTCTAACCCTCAGATTCTTGAAGAAGTATCTAATAATGGAGAAGATGCAATTGTTAAAGTTGACGATGCACCTAACTCTCTTGTTGGTAAACGTATTCAAGTATTTGTCTATAAGAAAGATAATGGTTACATGGATGTATTACAGAATAAAGTAGCACCTGCTGAACCATTTGAGAATATAATTGATACATTTGATGAAAATCGTATTAACTATATTAAATCTGCAGCTGAAACGTACCATAATAATAAAGTTGGTAGTAATGGTACAGTTGCAAATGCAACAGATGATGGAGATGACGATACTCCCTTTTAAATAGACACCAATGGTGCTGAAGAGTATAAAAGGACTGTATAGACTGATGAAGAGTCTTAATCAACACGATTAGGAAAGTAATCTACGTAATACACCATTCCTGACGAGGTTATATCAGCTTAATGAAGAAGAACACTAATGCGTGACTCATCCTTCACCATCAATTTATTCTCAAAAGATACTGAGCCAAGTATAGAGAATAATCGTAGCGGATAATAAGAGGGAAGCTTTAATAAGTTTCCCTTTTATTTTCAAGAAAGGAATATTATGTGTTATGACCCCCCAAGTGAAGACCCTAACATTGTTAAATCCTATTGTGTAGTATGTAGTGATGATGGGGAATATGGATATGTTTGTGAAGATTGTAAAAATAATAGAGAACCAGAACATGATAGATATGAAGACCAATGAGAGCTAAACATCATACACAAAAACCAACCCAACATCATATACCTTGCATAACTAAAGGATGTAATAATTATTATAATATAGTACATCTACATACTAATGAAAAATGTAAACCTTGTCGAGAAAAAGACAAAAGAAAGAAACAATGAATTTTAATAATTTAACTAATAAACAATTGGTGGATAGAATAAATCATTTATATGAAAATAATAAAAATGATGATGATGAAATTGCAGAATTAGTAAAAAGAAGAAATAATCAAGGTTTTTCCACTAAAGTTATAGGTGAAAAATTTTTTTTAATAGAAAGGACAGAAAATGAGTGTTAGAAATACCTCTAAAAAAGCATATAAAGAAATTAATGAAGATGGAACTGCTTATTCACAATATGACCATATAATGATAATTGTAAACAGTTTCCAATCTAACTATAAAGGATGGGGAATGTCTTTACGTGAAATTAGTAAATTCTCTGGAATAGAAATCAATGCAGTATCTGGTAGAGTAAATGAATTAAAGAAACAAAAGAAATTACATGAAATGCCAAGACGTAAATGTACTATAACTAAACGACTTATAACTCCTGTAAGTAGTGTAACTGAAGATGAGTGGAAAGTATTAAACAACCCAGATGATGGGTCATGGAAAGGTAGATAATGGGAAGATATTATAGTGGTGATATAGAAGGTAAATTCTGGTTTGGTATACAAGACTCAAATGACCCAGATTTCTTTGGTAAACAAGGTTTTGTATCTGAAGTAGGATGGTCTTATAGCGAGGAAGATATACCTAAAGTACAAGAAGGTATTGATAAATGTAAATTAGAACTTGATACTGTAAATAGAGATTTTCTTAAAGCATTCAATCATTTCTTTTCTTCAAGGAATGGATATAATGATGATATGTTATTAGAATATTTCAATTATGGTGTTGATGAAAATGTTGAAAATATTGAAAAATATACTATTAAAGAAATACGTGATAAACTTGTATGGTATGCAAGACTACAATTAGGTGAGCAAATACTTAATGGTATAAAAGAAGATAAACATATTTATTTTTATACATCAGATTTATAAATGCCTTTACCTAATCAATGTATAGAATGTGGAAAAGAATTTGTTGAGAATCAGTATTCAGATGTTATGTGTAAAAAATGTGCTGAATCTTATTTTGAACCTACAACCGCAGATGAATTTAATAAAGAAAGTTTAAATAATGAAATACCAAAGAGACAAAAGTAAAAATGAAATACCTAATGATTGGGAAAATAGACATGGATGGTATTATTATGCTGATGCAGTAAGATATATGTATGACGGTAGAGCCCAATATAAAAAAAGTAAAGGAAGAACTTCTCCTGTTAGGTATTGTGAAAAATGTAATAAACAATGGCAAACAAGAGGAAACGGTCCTGGTGGTAGGAAATACTATGAATTTTATGAAGACTTTCCAACATATAAATTAAAAAGGGAGACTTGTATTAAATGTATAAAATAAAAGAAAGGAGGTGTTATGATAAGAGAATTTGCATATGGTGTTAGTAATAGACATCACTTCCAAAGTTCTTCTGATACTCACAAATGGCAATTTCTGTCAAGAGATGTGTATACTTCACTATATGCTTATGATGAAAAAGTAAAAGAATATTATGCAAAGAATAAAACATTATCTGGTTATGATGGTGATATATATATGCCAAGTGAATTTATACTTGATGTCGATGGTAAAGATGTAAAGACAGCACAACAAGGTACTCAAGCGTTAATAATGATGTTAAATGATTTATTTGTACCATATAATATATACTTTAGTGGTAGAGGATTTCATGTTGGTATATCAGATACGTGTTTTAAATGGAAACCAGGACCTAATCTTCATCTAAAAGTAAAAGATGTATTGACTAAACATGGTATATATGAGTTAGCAGACTCTTCTGTTACAGATAAAACAAGACTTATTAGATTAAATAATACTTTAAACACTAAATCTAATAGATGGAAAATCTGTATTAAAGAAAGTGAATTAATGACTATGAGTCCACTTCAAATTGAATCACTTGCTTCTAAACCAAGAAGAGATGTTAAACCAATATATATAGAATCAGATGCTGTATTTGATGCTCTTGAACGTGAAGTAAAAAAGCAAACTATATCTTATAAAAAGGATATAGGTATGAATACTGATCCTACGTTACATCCTTGTATAGCTACTATGATGAAAGGACAAACTTATGGTAGTAGACATCAAACTGCATTAAGGATAGCTGCATGGTTAAGATGGAGATACCCTGAAGAATATGTTAGAGTCCTGATGGAGTATTGGAGACAACAAGTAACAAGTGATGAACATCCTTTTAAAGAATCAGAAATGGAAAGAATAGTTACTGATTGTTATAAAGGACATAATGGTCAAGGTTATCGTTATGGTTGTATGGATAGTATAATGGATAAATACTGTAAAAATACCTGTATATTATATAAATCTAAGAAATCACAGACTTTAATGACTGCACAAGATATGGAATCTAATTTAATAGACTTTCTTAAAAGTGATGTACAACCTCTTGATTTAGGTTCATTATATAATTGTGAATTTCCTATATATCCTGGTGAATTGGTAATTATACAAGCACCTCCTAAATCTATGAAGACTACTATTGTTATGAATTGGTTAGCACACTTTAAAAAACCAACATACTTTCTTGAAATGGAGATGTCACCAAGACAGATATGGAGTAGATTTATTATGATAGAAAAAGGTTGGGATGAACAACAGTTAAAAGACCATTATCGTAATAATTCAAGTAGTATGGTACCAGACTTTAGTTGGGTTCATGTTGATTATGCTTCATGTTATGCAGTTGAGTTAGAGAAACGTATTTCTATGTTAGAAGTAAAACCTGAGATATTAGTTATAGACCATCTTGGATTATTAAATAGTAAACATAATGATTCTAATATGAAATTAGATGATATAAGTGGAAGTATAACTGAAATTGCTATTAGACATAATATTATAGTAATTGCAATAAGTGAAATAACTAAATCAGCATTTAACGAAGGAATGAATGTATCTACTATAAAAGGTTCTTTCCGTATAGCATACAATGCATCAAAAGTGTTGTCACTTGATCCTAAAAAGGATGCACAAGGTAATATTTCTACAATTTCAATTAAAACTAATGCAAATAGAGAAAGAGGTAATCTTAATACTATACTTGCAGTAAAAGGTTTGAAGATTGGAACTCAACAACAAATACATGGAGGTACAAATGTCTACCCACCGATCATTCCTCGAAATAGCTAAAGATATTGCTTTAACTAAAGTTGATATGTGGTTATCTGAAGAGGAGATAGATGAACAATTAACAGAGTTATATAGTGAGTTACAGGAAAAGGAAAATGGAGTAAGTTGGTTTTATGGAACTCTTGAAGAAAAACTATTAGCTGCAAAGAAAATGAGAGAAAAGATGACTAAAGCAATAAAATCTTTAGAATACTCTCAGAAAAGATTAAAGCAATTAGTAGTAGATTCTTATTCTGTAACTGAACAATTACCATCACATGATGAATTTAACCCTATAAAAATAATGAAATCATCATCTGTTGAAGTAATTGATGAAGATAAAATACCTGAGACTTATTGGAAAGAAGTAACTGTAAAGAAATTAGATAAAAAACTTCTATTACATGACCTCAGAGATGGTATATCTATACCAGGTGTTAACTTAAAATACAAAGAATACCCGAAAGGACTAAAATAATGAATACAAGCACATTAAACCCTTATGGAGAAATTAAAAAGATACCTTTAGTTGCTAATGGTGTACAAAGTAGTGCATACTCAATACATCTTGAAACTCCTCTTGATGAAAAATCTAATTGGAAAGAGGTAGGTGTTGTAGGAGGAGATTATCTTCTTGTACCTAATTCAGATTGTGTAGATATGTTGCATGAAATAACTGATAAAAGTGGAATGCATTGGTCGAAAAATAAAGAATTTTTTAATGGTAATCAATTCATGTATAGTATGACAACAAATGATATAACTGAAGAAGTTGAAGTAGGTGATACTATTGGATTAGGAATTGCTGTGTGGAATAGTTATAACGGTAGTAAGAGATTCCATTATTCTTTCTTTGCTAATAGACTTGCATGTCTTAATGGTATGACAAGTAAGAATTATTTCTTTGAGAAAAGATTTAAACATGATAATACATCTATTGAATGGGAAAAAGAAATGGATGGGATAGTTAATGTAATGCATAATGCATCTCAGAATCTTGTTGATTTTACTAATGCATGTAAAAGGTTGAATGAAATAGGTAGATTAAATACACTTGAATTATCTACTATCCGTTCTAAATATATTCCTACCTTACCTGTGACAACCTTTGGTAAAATTATAGATAAATATTTAATGGAATCTGATTATGAAGAACAAACAGGATGGGATTTATTAAATGCATCTACTAATCTATTCTGGCATAATAAAAAACAAACTTCTGCAGATTATTCTAACAATCAATATGTAACTGATGGTTTATTGGAATATGCAAAAGATAAAATACATCTTAATTAATGCCAATACAGTACTTAGGTAAAAAGTACGGAAATTGTCAGAAATGTTCTGGGGAGTTAGGTCATGCTTATCTACTCCCCAAGCATCCTGCAATAGTTGATTTATTAATTGATAAAGAACCTCAAACTATTTGTGAGAAATGTGCAAAAACAGTTTGGAAATGGGACTTTAAAAATGCAAGAAGGAACAAAGACTATGGGAAAAGTTAAAGAATCATTATTAGAAGATATGATGTTTAACCCTCATTTATATAATAATCCTATGGATGAATCTATCCTAATTAATGTAAACGATTCTTCCATAAAAGTTAAAAAGGAAAAGCATGGAAAAACAATCCACAAAGAAACAATCGGTAAAAAAAGAAAAAAGTAAGACAAGAACAACTGGAGATATATTAACAGAACATGCACTTGAACTCCACGAATTAAATCTTAGAATAGAAAATCTTGACAATAAATTAAAAGAAATGGGTAAGATATATGATGGAATTATTGGTAAATTACGTAGACGTTTGGGAATATAATAGGGGAGGTCTTCACACCAACTACTACCACACTCAATCCTTCTATACCTCCCCTGTTAGAAAGAAGGTAGTATGAACAAAGGTAGAAGCACATTCACAAGATCTTATATTAAAAATGCATTTAAAACATCAGGTATACAATTACCTGCAGATACAATTGATATGATAATAGACCACTGTAAATATGAAGTAGGTAAAATGACTATTAGATGCAAAAAAGGTAATGTAAAACGATTAACTCCAGAATTATTTCACATAGCATTAGGTAGACATGATATTAATAGGTAATTCTTTAGAAAAACTAAAGGAAATCGAATCTGAATCTATTGATTGTTGTGTAACTTCTCCTCCTTATTGGGGTCTCAGGGATTATGGTCTTCCTGGGAGTTTATGGGGAGGAGACAATGCATGTAATCATGAATGGGATAAAGTAGTATTACGTCAAGGTAGTGGTCGTAACGATACATCTGATAGTACATGGCATAGACCATCAAGAGATGCAAATCCTAAAGATATTGAATCAGCATTCTGTAAAAAATGTAATGGTTGGTTTGGTTGTCTTGGATTAGAACCTACTCCATTTATGTTTGTAGAAAACCTAAACATGATATTTCAAGAAGTAAAAAGAGTACTAAAACCCGAAGGTACATGTTGGATGAACTTAGGTGATACATATATAGGAGGTGGTAGAGGTGCTGGTGGTAACGGTATTGATGCTGAACGTCATGAAAAAGGTACTGTATGGGGTAAACCTAATAAACCTGTAGGTAATCTTAAACAAAAAGATTTAATTGGTATACCCTGGCGCTGTGCATTGAGAATGCAAGATGATGGTTGGTATATACGTTCAGATATTATATGGTATAAACATAATCCAATGCCTGAATCTGTTACCGATAGACCAAGTAAAACACATGAATATATATTCTTATTAACTAAGAGTAGTAAATATTATTACGATGCAAAAGCGATAGCAGAACCTCAGAAAGATATTTCTCTAAAACGATATTATGCAAATAATCATATGGAAAATCGTAAAGATAAAGAAAATAGTCAATATGCGATTAGTTCAGAAAGACAAGACGACTATTTTGCATCTGAAAGAGAAAAGATTGAGAAGGGGGAAATCCTTACACGAAATAAACGTAGTGTATGGGAAATTAACACCGCTTCCGTAAGGGAGGCACACTTTGCAACATATCCTGAAGAACTTCCTGCCACCTGTATTAAAGCAGGTTGTCCTGAGGGTGGAACTGTGCTTGATCCATTCTTTGGCAGTGGAACTACTGGTAAAGTTGCAGAGAATCTTGGTAGAAAATGGATAGGGATTGAAATGAACCCTGAATATGCCGAGATAGCAAAGAAGAGGACATCTCAATTAAGCCTTTTAGTCGATAGGTAAAGTTGCTTATATTTATATAGGTAGTAGATGAGAACTTCTTCAAAAAAGAGCAAAGGCAGAAGACTGCAGAATTATGTTAGGGATAAATTACTTAAGTCCTTTTGTAGTTTAGAACCTGACGATATAAAATCAGCAATCATGGGAGAGTCTGGTGAAGACATCAAGCTCTCCCCTGCAGCTCAAAAATTGATAAAGTGTTCATTCGAGTGTAAAAATCAAGAAAAACTACAAATATGGAAATCTTTAGAACAAGCAGAAGAAAACTGTAATGATAGAGAACCTGTTTTAGTTTTTAAAAGAAATCATAGCAAAACATATGCTGTAATCAATTTTCATTATTTTTTAAAACTTATAGAAGGTAACAATGACAAAGAATCCAAGTGACTTATTAAAATCATACCAACTTGGTAAGAAAATGAATGCAATATTTCAACAATGTCCAATAAAAAACGGAGAAATATTCATGAGTAAACAACAAGAAGCTGAAATGACGATATTATTAACCCTAAGGTCTAAAATAGGGGGTAAAACAGAGGCATAATGCCAAATCCACGTTCTAAGGCGATATTATTATTTTTTGGATGGTTGGTATTAGGTTTTTTATCATTTAACTTAGGGATACAATTTTTTATGTTTTTTTCGATAACATCTTTTTATCTTTGGGCGATTTGGTTAATATTTTTTAATTAATCTGGTGCAATTTCATCAAGAGATTTCCTAAGTAATAACTGACTACTTGTAGTTGGTGTAAATGGAGATGCAATTGATGTTACTTTATTTTTTATCATCTTGTTATTTTCTAATCCCATACCTAAGAATAATAAAATATTTTCAAATGCCCAGTTTGGTGCAAATCCAAACATTGTTTTTCTTAGATAATATGTAAAACTTCTTTCCATTGCATTTTCTTCATCATCGTCATCATAAAACAATCCTTTCAATGCAAGAGTTAATGGCATCAACATCATAGATAAATAATCAGATGTTACACCTCTAACATATTTACCCGATGGCATATATCTATATGAATAACTTCTAAGATGTGGTATAAATGCAACAGGTGATAAAAACATATCAAACAATATAGTAGCAACACCTTGAGTCATAAGGAATGTTCTTAATTTAGCAGCATCTGGATTAGTGTCTCTTAATTTTTTATTAAATAAAGACTTAAACACTTTACCTACAGCAGCTAAATCAAAGTTATCATTCTCAATATTTTTTAATGATTTAAAACTTCTATATGCATCTTTAATAATTCTTTGGTCTCTACCGAACTTTTGTTCTGACCAAAACTTAAACTTACCCATCATATTACCCATACTACCCCAGTTAAATTGACCAACATCTTGTGTTGATAAACCAAAATTAGTATATCTTGAATATGAACGACCTATCTCAATTGCTTTTTGTAAAGTATCACCTGTAAACTCCCAGGGATTACCAAGAGGTAAATGACCCATCTTTTGAGCTTCTCTAACACCTATAACGAATGAAATACTTCTAATAAATGCTTCAGTATCACCCATTGTAAATCCACGCTCTTTTCTTACTTCTCCCCATGCTTTTGCTAAACGACCTAATACTTTATAAGGTACAGTTTTTAACTTCATACCTTTAATAGACTTGTTCATTTCATATTCATAATTAATTGCATAGTTAACATATTTCTTCATTATGTTTCCTAAACGTTTTGAACGAGTAATCTTAAGTCTATCTTTTAATCGTTTTTCAGTAGGCAATCCTTTAGGATCAGTTATAAATAAATCAGACTCACTTAATGCTTTTGATATATTTTCTTCAAGGTTAGTTACTGCTTGTAATTGTTGTTTAGATGTCTTTGCTTTTTTTCTTTCAATATAAAAGTTTAAATATGCACCTATTATTGTCAAGTAAGTTTGTGTACCTAATTCTGTAGCTGCCATTTCGTTAATAAGTGATTTAGAAAAGAAATCCTGAAATTCTACAATACCTGATTTGTTAATCAAATCTTTCCAATGTTTATTATTATCACCCCTATATTCAGTCCAACTATCAGACATAGCTTCCATACCATAATCAATTAAATTTTGATTTAATGCAAGATAATTCTGTATTGTTGTTCCTATCCCACCTAAATACCTTGCAGTTAACCAACTGGCAGAGGTTCTCATTTTTCTCATATAAGATTCAGGAGATATATTAATACCTACATTATTTAATTTAGATACTATACTATCTGTTGAATAATCAAGACCTAAGAAACTCGCAGGAGTATCAGGTCTATTAAATGGCACTTTATATATACCTTCTATATACTCTCTTGCACCGTCTGATTTAGCTTTAATATAATTTTCTATAAGACTTGCTGTAGCAAGATTACGTTCAACAGCAGTTACTATATTCTTTAAATACGTATAGTATACACCATCATCTGTTCTCATATTTCTTATATCAATTGCATTGGTTATATGTTCTATATGCTTTATATCTTTAGCAATAGGCATAGTAACATCATTCATTATATCTTGAGGATATTCATCCATTCTATCACGAATAAAAGTACCACGTTTTATAACACTTCTTGCTTCTTTAAGTTTCTTTTTTAATTCAATCCTATCTAAACCTACAGCAGTTTCCATTGCATTGTTAATTTCATTTATCTCTTGTTCTTTACGAACTAACATATCATCCCATAGTAATGGAAATGACATCTTTTCATACATAACAGGAAAATAATTTTTCTTTTCTTTGAATAGTGTAGCTTCAAATATTACAGGTTCAATCATTGTCATACCCTGGAATATACTGTAAAGTTTATCAACTAATCGTTTTTCTTCTTTAGATAGTGATTGATATTGAACAGTTTTCTCATGATCTTCAGAGTAAAACATTTCTTTTATTTCTTTACCACTTAAAGAAGGTAATCCTTTACTTAAAGATTTAATAATTGCTTCAACAGAACGAGGCATTTCTTTTTTAATAAATTCTACAACATCTTTATTTACTGCATCAGATTTATTTATAGCATCTTGCATACCTTTATTCATTTCATCAGTCATAGGTATGTAGTAATGACCTTTTTCTTTTCCTGGAGGTGCATAATCCTTTAATAATACAGGATTTTTAAATGCATATACTGGGTCACCTGTAGATTGATATTTGTCTCCTGTAGGTCCGTAGTCTTTATGTATATATAATTGACCATCCTTACCATAAGTAATCCAATTATTAGATAGCATTGTAAATAATCTAACCAACTTGCTTCGTTTATCAGTTATATTACTCCTCAATAAAAATCTGTCTAAGTCTTTAACTTGTTGATATACATCATGCATACCATAATTTCTACCAGATTTAGTCTTACCTTTAGGTTTGAACATATAGTCATTTATACTACTACCAATTCTCTCAGACAACCGTTGCATAGTATCTACCATCTCATATACAGCACCTGTCTGTTCCATTTTACCTAATTCTTTAGGAGTCCTTAATTCTATATTTAAACTACCAACAAGTCCTCTACCCCAATTCTGTCCGACACCAGCTCTTGACATTGACAATGCATTACGATAGATTACCTTTAATGAACTAATTGGTAAAGAACTTAAAAGAGGAACACCTTTAGAACTATGTTTGATTCGACTTTTATCTTTTGGTAGTCTAAGAACCATTTCTTCTTGAACTAACTTTTTTATAGAAGGATTTGAATTAACTAACATCAGTATTTTTTTAGATATTTTTTCACCTTCAGCATGTCTTCCATACCGTTTATTTAATACTTCATTTAAAGTAACTTCATTAACAGGTTTATCTGTTTTTAATATATCATTAGCAATAGAATCCAATTCATTTTTATCTCCACCTAAATCACGTATGTCTTTCTCAGACATTTCTTCTTTTGCTAAGTCAAATAACTCTATTTGTGTAACATGTTTCTTTGTTTTATCACATGAAGACATTATATACCACAGACTTTCTCTACTATTTCTATTGATGATTGATAATGAGGCACGTTTTTACCTTTAGTTTTATCTCTTAATTCAGAGTTTGAAATTATATTATTATATTCATTAAAGAATTTTTTTAATACTCCAGGATGTAGTAATTGATATTCAACTTTACTTGTTGTAGAAGGAGGAAATACTTTAGGTGCAATATTAGTCATTAGTTTACCCTCACCTGCTTTTATCCACCCAATTAAGAATTTATATGTTGCTGCAACTTGAGCAGCTTCTGACATATTTCTAAATTCATTATCAAATTTCATTTTCCATGCAACTAAATCTTCATTCCTATCAACTGTTTGAGCTCCTACAGTTTTTAATTGTTCCAGTATTTTATAAAAACTATTACCCATTTGAGTTGTATAAGACTCACCCAATTTGATTTCTTTCTTCATATCAATTGTTTCGTCTTGTAGTTTAGAATAGATACTTGGCATATATTCTTTACCTAATATCTTAGTTGCATCCATGTGAGCATTCTTATGCACATCATACATTAACTTAAATATAGTATCTTCATACCCCATTAAGTCATATTTATTTATAATTTCTTGTTGCATTAAATAAGGAGATAAAGCAATATCTTCTATAGGAGAAGTTTCTGATGTTATATCAACATTAGATAAATCAAAATCAATTCTTTGACTCCAATATCCCACTTTATCCTCTATAAATGTATAGTATTTATAACTTTCTTGTATAGTAGTAGATAATCTGTACTGACCATTATTAAAATCATAACCATTTCTTATTCTACCAGGTATCTTGTGTATATCTATCAATGGATACAATGCATTATATATTTCATTAGGTATAGGAGAACCATCTTCCATTTTAAATAATTGACTATATAATTCATGTTGATTATATTGCCATTCACCTAACAACATAAACTCTGCATTATCTACAGCAGCTTGAAGATATATTCTTAAGTATTCTGAAACAGTACCTTTAAATGGCTTACCATCTGATACCATTTCATTTGCTATTACCATTTCATTAGGTTGTTTAAGTAATACTCTCATACCACCTATTGTTGCACCTTTGAAGGATTTAACTAACTGTCCGTATACATTCTGTACATTAGATATTTCACCAATTCCTTTTTTACCGAAAGTAATACTTTCAATCAATTTCAATCTATCGGTTTTATCTGATAAATCAAATACATTTTTAGATGCATATTTACCAAGATTAATACCTTTATGTTTTATACCATCAAAGAATCTTACAAATTCAGATTCAACATCAGGAGGTAAAAATTCAACCTGTACTTCATCACCATCATTATCACCTTCAAATCTGGCATATACATCATAAGGATTATTTTCAATTAAACCATCTCTTTCATGTAATCGTTTTACTCTTGCCATCATAGCACCAGCCACATGAGGAACAGGGAATCTTGTAACAAATACATTTACAGGATTTTCTTCTAACCATTCATTAATTTCTTCTATACTTACATTTAATGCATCTGCTCTTGATATACCTTTTGATTGTGCATATTTAACAAATATTGCTCTTGCATTATTTCTTGCTAAAGCAATTTCACCTCTGTCTAAATCACCCATAGTATTAGGAACTAAATCAACTCTTGTACCAACTTGATTTCCTTGTTTCAATACATTCTTAGCAACTTTAGTTTGTAGTATTACATCTAACATAGGTTCTATAGATTGATGCATTCCTGCACCTAACTTAGACAATTCTATTAAAGTAGATACAAATGACTCATCATCCATACCTTGTATTTCAGATAGTTTTCTTTTAATTTTTTCGACTGAGGATCCTGCTTTTGTATTAACACCTAATCTAAATAATTCTCTCATACCAGCATTAATAACAGGTAACATCTTTTCTTTAACTTTGTCTAATAATTCTTTATCATTTACATGATTATACCATTGCACACCATGTTTAGCAAACTGAGGGTTATGTTCATCAAATTTAATAAATCCTATAGTATTACCAGGTATTTCAAATATTTCGTCTTCCATATAACCGTCAAGTACTTTAGCTTCATCACGTGTCATTAAGAAATCAATTGAATTACCATCACCATCTATTATTTTACCACTTGTTTGCACTCTTGCAATTAACTTAGCATTTTTCTTACCATGATTTTCCCATATTTCAAGACCTGGTTCAGGTAAAAAGTGTTGATGTTTTACTGCTAATACATTATCTAATAGTCTGTCGTATATAACAGTTTTAGATTTATTTAATCCCTTTCTCATACCAACAGTTTTACTTGATTCATTAAAGAATCTTTTAGATGTTATAGTAGCACCATCACCAATATATTTAGTACCAACACCTTCAATAGTTTGTATTGCATCTGTAACTTTATCACCATGAACAAATGATATTTTCTTCCATTTACCATCTTTACGTTTAGTACTAAATACTTTAACAGACATATTAGGTAAATCTTTTGCAATAGTTACAGGAGTAAATGGTATCTTTAATCGTTTAAATATATTAGCCCCACCTTTAGGGTCAAGTAAATAGAATGGATAAACATCTTTAATTGCTTCATAAACTGCAATCTCAGAAGCACGATTAACACCTTCCCTTAAGAAGTTATCCATATGTTCTTGAGTAATAAATCCTGAATCTAATTCTGTTTGCCAGTATTCTACAGCCTTTTGAGCCATTATCTTATGGTTATCTGTAATGTCAACTAATGCAATTTTAGAACTATCACCTCTTGAGAATGCAATAGCCATGTTATTCTTTTCAAGTATATCAGATAAGATATTTATATCAAATATTAACTTACCTTCTCTATTGAATTTAGGATTTAAGAAATCATATTTTTCTACTAATGGAAAAAATTGTTTACCATTTTCAAGTGTTACAGGTCTACCATGAACATATACATCGCTACCACTAATAAACTTAAATCTACCTTTCTGTTTATTGTATTCATATAAAGTAGTTTTTTCGTATTTAGAATTTTTGTTATTTGTTCGTAAGTTAACATCGGTTTTCTTCCTTAATTCAATACCTCTATTAGTTATTTTTAAAGTATAATTATCTCTGTCATTTTTAAATTTATCATTTACTTTAACAGAAGAATCTACTCTGTAATAGAACTTTTTTAACCCATTTAATTGAGATTCAGTCAATTGTCTTACAGACATCTTTAATTGTTTAGGAACTATTTCATTTAACCATTCATTAAAACTTCTAAGTTTAGCTCTTCCACGTATAATACCTATTCTACCTTTAGGAATACTAAACCCTAATTCATGAAAATAAGACAACTCATTTATAGATATTTCACGTTCATTGGATTGTTTCTTTTCTATTAAATCATCTAATCCTTCACGTATATCATCCATTATAATTCTAACTTCAGAACCTATATCGTCTGGTTCAAGATAAACATCTTCCTTTTGTATACCTAAAGACTGTAACATTCTATCTATAGGAGATAATTTTACATTTTCTTTCTCTTCTTTAGTACCAAATTTATCTACATACCATTCACCAAACGATTGTTCTAATTCTACTGGCAATGCATCTAACATGGAAGCCCTAAAAGCAACTAAATCAACTTTACCTTTTTTACCGAATCTTGTCTTAGCAAGTCTTTGCATGTGTTTATATGCATTGTTGTATATTCTTCTTAAAGCAAAACTTGAACCTGTACGCTCAACATTTTGCATTGCCTCTATGACTACTTGATTTTCAGAAGAAACTTCCCCTAACCCATCATTTCTTTCGTCTAATAACTTACTAAATCTTTTAATAGTTAAATCATCTGTAGTTTTATTTTGTAATCCTTGTAAAAATAATCCTGTTAACTTAGGATTTCCGTCAAGAGGTCTATGAGTAATTTTTAATTTATATTTTTTAGCAAATTTATTTAAAGCAATTCTAAAAGCTCCATCTTTTATACCTTTTACATTAATCGGTTTTCGAGACGTTTCTTCATATGATTTAATTTTAAAAGATAATTCATTATTAAAATAACGACCTATAGTTTCATATACTGGTATTACTTCATCAGCTAATAAATTATTTTTTATCATTTTATTGGTAAGTCTACCAAATGTATAAGTTTCATAACTTTCCATACGGTAAGCACGTGCAAGATTACTTGGTGAGTATTCTCCATTTGTATCAAATCTATGTTTACTATATAAATTACTTGTAATTTCAACTAAAGCATCATATAAAGGTTCAAATTTAGGATTATTTCTTGAAATTGAACTTAAAGGACTGTCTACAATATCTTCAACTACTTCTTTCAATGGAGATATTGATGTTCCTTCATTATCAGACAAAGCTAATTTAAATAAAGATTCTTGGCTTTCTTTTCCATTAAAATCTGTTGTACCTAAACTTGTTCTATTTAGAATAGAATATTTTCTCTCATCTTTTGTTGCATATAATCCTGAAGCTAATTCGTTATCCTGAATCTGTCTATTTGTAATCCAATTATTAACTTGCACTTCATCTATTCCTGGGAATAATGTTTTAACATGCATTATTGAATGAGATATTAATCGAGGAAACCATTCGTTATTCCATGTTTCTAAATCTTCAATCTCATCTATAGTATTTTGAAATTCTTCTTTTCTTGAATCATATAACGAACCTAAATCAGTATCTTTTAAACTTTGCATTTTATCACTATTTAGAATAGTTAAATAGCTGGTTGCAAATATTCTTAAAAATTCTCTTAGTTTAAATTTATCTAATTCTTTCCATGCATATTCTATTCCTTCTTTTTGAATCGAATTATGTATCCATTTTAATTTTCTATGAGCATTGACATCATTAATGTAACTTTTTTTACTTTCTTTAGATTCGTCTTTTATTTTATTATAAGTATTAAACCACCATCCTTCAAATTTTAAATCTTTAAAACGATTATTACTTATTTCAAATTGAAAGTGCATAAATACATCCCAAAATGAACCTGATATAAAATTAGGACTCCATTTACCTACCATTGCTGGTTTACTTTTAATCCAATCAGCTATTCGTAATGCTTCTTTATAAAAGACATTATTTAAATCACCATCATATTCTTCTATAAATTTAATATCTGTTTTTCCTACCCTAAATGGATCATTCATTTGATAGAAATCATGCTTTCTATAAAAGTCTAAGAAGTCTTGTAATTTAGTTTTATTTCCTTTTGAAGATAATAACTGTCTACCTAAAAATTCTTTAAACCAAGCCTTTCCTAAATTATAAAGAGTATTTTCATATTTATCTATCATATTTTCAACAGAACCTAATGCATTGCTTAATGAATATTCAGCAAAATTTAATGAACTGTAATTAATAGAAAAATTATCAATAAAATTAATCCAAGAAACATCATTACTGTTAGTTAAATAGTCTATAACTAATGCAGCTAAATCTTTAGAAGTACGAATACCAGAGAAATTAATTCCTGTAAGTTTTTTAGTTACAGGCGATCCATTAGAATCAGTGTAATTCAATTCAACTTCTCTTAAAATTTCAGTAGGAGAAATATTATCAAATATATCATTTAATTTATTATAACCTAAATTTCTATTTAAAAATTCATGTGATAAGATTATAAGTTTTTTAGTTACATCTCCATCTTCTTCTAAACTTACTTCAGAAAGTATTTTATCTTTATCAATTGATAAAAGTGAAGATTTGATATGGTCTTGTGTATCTGATTGAAATTCATGTAATAAAGGAACTGTATTACCATTTTTATCTGTATAAAGATTAACAGCATACCATCCTATACCATGACCTTGAAATCCACCAAAATGTTTCATATCACCATGTAGACCACCAGTATAAACTTCATTATTTCTAATAAAACTTATTCTGTATGTTTCACCAGAAGTATTATTACCACTAAATGCTTTATAATGAGATGCATAAGTATTACTATAATGACTTTCTTTAGCCCAATATAAAGGAAAATTTTTATTATTCCAATCACGATATATTCTTAATACTTTAGATGCTTTAGGGGTTGAATCTTTAGGAAATCTTTTTTTGTAATATTTTATAAAATTAAGTATATGTAATTGTTCATTTTTCTTAATTGATGATACATAAGAAATATCACCTTTTTGTTGAATAGGTTTTCCTGTTATATCAAATTTATCTTTTTTTGCAATAAGTTTCTTAGTATCAATGCGAGATAGTTTATTAATATCAATTTTTTGACCACCTCTTTTTTCAAGAACATCATAAAGTTTATAAGATAATTCAATTCTACCATAGTTTTGACCAAAACTTGTTTTAACTTTTTCTATTATCTCTTCAGGTAAATTTCTTTTAAAAGTGAATTGACTTGTTGCTTGTTCAAAATAGTAGTCTATTTCGTTTTCAAGAGTTTTTTGATCTGTAACATTTAATGATTGCTGTTTTAACTTATCACTATCATAGAAATTTTTCCTAACAGGAGTTAAGTTATCTACATATTTTTCCCATTTTTCTTTTATTAAAGATTCTGCATATTGAGGTATTTCTAATGGTTTATCAAATTGTTTTATAAATAATTCTAAATCCTCAACTACTTGATTTATTAATATTGCAACTTCAGATTCTTTTGATTGTTCTGATTGTTCATATACTTGAGTTAATGGTATTTGATCCTTTAATGATATATCAAAATCATTATCAATATGTACTTCTACATTTAATTCTTGAGCTTGTAATTGACCATCAAAATCAAATATTTCAATACGTTTTTCACCACTCAACAATGCATTTGCTATATCATTTAAAGACATTCCTACATTAAATTCAGAAAAAGCCTTTTTACCAAATAGCATTTCTTTAATCCAATTAACAAACTTCTCCATTGCAATTCTAAACTTAGACTTAGGAGAATAACGTCTTTTAGTTAACATCTCTAATGCATGTACTACAATTTCTTCTTTTAATTGATTTTCAGTAAGTTCACCAAAATATTTATTATATACTTTTTGATTTAATTCTTTAAATTGAGGAGATTCCATAGCTTCATTATATATCTCATCAAACAATGCAGGATTAGACTTTCTTAATGAAGTTATAAATGGATGTGATAACTCATGAAATGCAGTACCTTCGTTAGCATATGCAAGATTAATTGTAATAGTATTAGTTACAGGGTCAAATTCACCAGAATATCTTTCATTTTTATCATCAATATATTTTACTTTTACTTTTTGACCTGATTTAGTTTGGAATCTGTCAAGTATATCTTCAAAAGTTCTTTTAACACGTTCCTTTTTCTCTTTATCTGATATTTCACCAATTGATGTTTGAGACTTTCTTTTAACAAGATTTAATAATTTTCTATAGTTTTCAAAATTTAATTGATAAATATTACCACCAGTAGTAATCACTTTACCTTTTTCATCAGTCCCTTGCATTAATACACTATAACCATACACATCATACATTAATTTGTTTAATTTCTTTACGAGACTACTTGCAACTCTTTGTCTAACTTTAACATTAGCATTTACTTTTTTATATTTACCTTTAGATATTTTTTCAGAACGACTATCTGGAACGAGTATATCTAAAATTTCAGACATACTTATTGAAGTTCCTTCAGGTTGTTTATATAAATAATTTAGAACATAGTTTACTAACCCTACATCCATTGCTTCTGGAAGAATTGGTGATAAACTTTTTTTCTGTTTATATTTTGTATCGCCTTGAGGTTCTGGAGTCCATTCTAAAATTAAACTTGATAATTTAGGATCTACTGTTTTATCTGATAATTTAGATTTGTATTGACCTGAAGGACCTGCCATTACAATAGATTTTCTTGGAGTTATATCTTCTAAGTATTGTTTTGCTTGGTTTATTCTACCTTCAAATACAACTTTATCCATACGATTAGCAGTTTTTAAATCTTCTTCTATCTCAGATATTATTGTATTAACTTCATCTACAGTTTTACCTTTAAGAAACTCAGGTACTTTAGTTAACTTAGGTAGTTGAGATACAGTTTCACCTTCTTGTAAATCAAGTCCTATCTGTTCTCCTGGTGCATATTCATCACTAATTAAATCACTTTCAGCAGCTTCAATAGTTTCTTCTTCACTTATTTCTTCTTCAAGAATTTCATCAGATATTTCTTCTTCATATATTTCTTCTTCTAAATAACCTTCAAATTCATTACGTATATTTTCACCCCAAGTATTTTCTATTTCATCTAAGAATACATCAGTCTCAATACCTGCAGATTTTAAAGAATTAAACCCTCTATTTTGAAGTACTTGTCTTATTTTAATAGGATTGTCAAATAAATCTTCACCTAAATTATCTGCAATTTCCTGTTCTGCTTCTGTTCTTGATTCTTCTCCCATGAAAGTTCTAAGTGCAATAACATTAGATTGTTCTGATTCATCTGCATAATCTTGTATATTTTCTAATTTATCACCACCAGATTTAATCTCTTCTTCATTGATTTTATTAAGAGTTTTTATATTTTTCTTTAAATTATTTTCTGTTTCTTTTGCTTTTACTTCATCTTTTAAAGTTTTAGTAGATATTACTTTATTATTTTTAGTGACAATAACTTTGTTACCTTCACGTGATACTTCAGCATTTATAATGTCTTTATTATCAACTAAGAATTGTTGTCTTCTTGCATTGTCAGTTATAGTTTCGATTCTTCTTATAGCATTTAATGCTTCAGATTTCTTATCAAATGATGTAGATATAGACTCACCTTTGTGATTAACTAAAGTTTCATCATCAATTGCTTCATAATTACCATCTTCAAGTTTGTGGTACATTCTCCACTTACCTGTTTCTTTATCTTTTTTAGTGATAAATTCACCAGGTTCTAATTGACCACTAAGCATTCTTCTTGAATTTTTTATATTATCATATATACCTGATTTAACACCTAATTGACCTATACCAGATATAGTGAATCCACCACCAAAACCACCGACTGCACTTGTAATTGCATCATCCCAATCAAATTCTTCACCAAATGATTCTCTTCTAAATCCCCAGGGTGAAGTTTCTTGTGCAACTTGATTTAAATATTGGAATGATTCTGTAGCAAATTCACTTGCCGCTACATTTAATGCTTTGTTAAATCCTGGAGAGTTAGTTCTTGAAAGTCCTTTATGAATAGGTATCTTTCTTATTTGTTTACCTATTTTAGACAATGCATTATCATACAAGTTTCTTCTAACTTGTTTACCCATAGTGGATTCAGTTAAGAATTTTAAAGGAGTTCTTTCTAAATATGCATTACCCCATCCAACCATAAGAGAAGTAAACATTCCAGCGTCTATAGCTTCTTCCTCAGATAGACCTTTACTTAAGAGTCTATTATCTTCTGTTTGAACATAGTTATCATTAAAATATTTCATAACTATATCTCTCATTTGGATAGGAGTTAAAACATTATCAGTATTACCTTCTATAACAGATTTTTTAAACCTATCCATATCTTGCTTAACTTCTTCAGGACTTATTTCATAGTCTTGAGTAAGATAATGCAATGCACCTTCAACAGAACTTCCACCTTCTAAAGCTGCCATAACTGTAGAACCAGCACGTACAGCTAAAGCAGGATTCCTTGTTACTAATCCAGTTATTGCTGTTACTGCACCTACTTGTGCTGATGACATAATACCACTTGTTATTGCATTTAAATACATCTTAGGGTTATGCCATTCATCTGACCATTTAGCATCAGCAACCCATTTATGATAAGCAGATAACTTAGGATCATCATCAATCATTTTTCTGTATTGTTTAGATGATTCTATTATCCAATTGTCAGCCCATTGTTTACCTAATTCAACAGGATTAGATGTAGGTACAGGTTCTTCTCTTTCTGCACCAAAAGGAGTACTTTTTAAATGTTGAGCATAAGGAGATGTATAATCAGGACCAATACCATCTGGTATATCTGATGTTGCAGCGCCTTCACCAAATAATGGATCAAGCATTTCAATTAATGACCTTGCAGTATAAGGAACAATTAAATCTGTAGTGTGTTTAGTTTGGTCTACTATATTATGTTTTAATATCGTACCTACACCAGGGTCAGGATATAACATATCCTTAAATCCAGGGTCTTGACTTATAGCATTTGCTACTACATCTTCATCATTTAATCCTTCATATCTATTTGGATAAGCTTTTCTTAGCTCTTGAGCGAGTTCAAATTTAGTTAAATAATCTTGCATTTATTAATATTTTAGAGTTTAAAATTGTCTGGATTACTATAGTCTTCCAACCAAGGATCATCAACAGTTTGAGTTTCTAATGCTTTATCTTTCTTTTTTCCTTCTATTTGTTTTTCTATAGTTTTAGTATTTACTTTTTCATCAGATTCAGATACTTGATTTGGATTATTACCTAACATTATTTCACTTAACCTATAAGAATTAAGTAAATTGTAGAACATTATCTTTTGAGATGATTTAGCGTCATCACCAAAAAATTTCCAATCTAATTCATTTATTTGAGCATCTTTTAATCCGTAAATATTAACACTACCACCTTTTTTATATAGTTCTTCTTGGTCATAAAATGTATTATATAATTTAGCAGGATTCATATTATGTAATGGTACACCATCTAATACATCATTATCTAATCCAAGTTTAAAGTTTTCAAGAGCAATTTTAATTATACCGTTTATTTCTTGTATTTCTTGTTTAGTATAAGCACCTTTTCTACCAGGATTTACAAACCCATCAAGGTTTCCTTGTAATCCTGATTCAAACAATTTATCAATTCCTCTTAAATTTTTAAGTTCAGTATTTTTAATCATATTTGAAGTAGACTCTAAAGACATATATAATTGGTTACTATTTGCATTTCTTGAAGCTTCATTTAAAGCAGATTCTAATTGAGTTTCATTAGGATTTAATAAAACTTCACCTTTATTACCTGTAGTATGGTCAATAAATGTTATTCTATCATCTCCTGTAACTTTAGTGATATTGTTTTTCCAATGTTCAGAATCTTTAGCACGTAAACCTTTTTTCTGAGCAGATGATAGTTCAGTTTGCATTGTCTTTGATTGACTTTCAATAAATGTTTCAACATCTGATAAATCTCTTAATCCTGAAACACCTGCAATATCAGCAACTTTACTGTACATTTCAGAACCTTGTTGATATTCATTTGCAAGTCTATTTAAATGTTTTAATTTTACAGAATTGTTATAAGCATTTGCTTTATTAATTTCCATTGATGTCATATTCTCATTTATTGCTGCATAAGAACCTTCTAAGTTTTTTCTATTCTCTTGACTAATTGCATTTAATGTATTATCAAATTCTACAGTTTTAAACTCTTTAGGCAATGCATCTTGATACTCTTGTGACAATCCTAACTTGTATATCTCTTTTTCAAGATAATCTACATCCCTAATTAAGTTTTGAGTATTATCCACAGACAAATCATATTGTCTTTTATTCTCTAACAACATATCTTCACGTTCCCATTTCTTCTCTTGCATAGTTGCAGAAAGGTTTTGAGCTGCTAATGCTGTTGCTTTTGCATTCTCTGATGCTACTATCTTAGTACCAGCACCTACTAACATATCTAACGCTCTGAATATATCGTCTTGTGGATTACTCATGTTATGCCTTTTTTAATATTTGACTTAAAGTTGGAAATTCTTTTGCTAAATTTTCTTTACTTCTACCAGCTTCATATTTTGCTGTTTCTAATATATCACCAGCAGCACCTCCAATATAATCACCTCGATGACCTAATTTAAACTTTTGATCATAACCACCAATAAAATCTCGATAACTATCAAATGCTGAACCTGTTTGATATAAATCTGATAATGCACCTCTTGTTCCTCTTGAAGGATCTGCATAATCTTTTGTATATCCTTCAATAGCTGTTCCTGTTACATCTTCCATTTTCTCTCTTGCTCCTAAAAATGGATTTAATACATCAGATTTAAATGCACTTAATAAATCCCCTATTGCACTGTCATAATCACCTTTTATTTTTTCAGAACCTTCTGCAAAATCATATCCACCTTTTCTTTGAACTTTTTGCTGTTCAACATCAATACCTCTTCTTTGAGATTCTAATCCACCATGATAAGCCATACCACTTGATATTCTTTGTTGCTCTAAATTAGATAATGCAGAACTGGCATCTAATTGAGATTTCATACCTTCTTCAGTAGTTCTTCTAAGTTCTTCTAAACTTTTATCTCTAACATCAGCAGCTTCTAATCCCTCTTGACCTTCTTTTATAGAATCGTCTAATTGACTTTCCATAGTTGAAGTCCAATCAAATTCATCAGACCTTAATCCATGTTCACCTTCTAAGTCTGATAATAAACTACCACCTAAATATTGACCAAGTTTAGATTCCATCATATCTCTTGCAGATATTAAATCTTGCATTTCTTTACTTAAATCACCTGATGTACTATCTACAAATCCTTGAGCAAGACCTTGTCCACTATAATTTTCTTTATCATATGGATTTGATTTATATGTAAATTGTTCTGACCTTATATCTTTTGCTTCATCTTGAATTTTTTCTCTTTTTTCTATTACAGCTTTTTCTCTTTCAGCAGAAGGTTTTGTTCTACCAAGCCATCCCCATTTACCTTGCAAAGGTCTCCAACCAAATTCTTTTTTAGTATGACCACCGGGAGCACCTCTTCCTCCCCACCATCCTCTTCTACCTGATAAATTTAATGTTTCTCCTTCTATACCACTCCAAGTTCTTGCTTCTGATCCAGTTGTACCTTCTGATACTTTTTGTTTGTATTGTTTTGCCATAATTATCTCCTAAAACAATATATCTATTAATTCGTTTACACCCATACCTAACCATCCGTAAGGTCCTGCTGCTGAAAGCCATGGATATGATACTCTAATTGCATCATGTATACCTTCCATAGTATTTCCTTTTTGAAATTCATCTACAGCACTAATACCTGACATAACCATGCCTGCACCTGAAGCCACTTTACCAGCTGTACCCAATGAAGATTTACCACCTTCACCTAATATATCTTTACCACCTGCTTTAATAGCTTCATCTAATGGCATGTCACTTGATATACTTCCTATTTCCTGTGCTATAGTAGAATTTGGAGAAATATCTGTTATAGAACTAAATTTTGCAGGATCTACATTATATTTTTCTGTAAGGAACTTATCCCAATTATCACCTAATGCTTCTTTAGCAGCTGATACTGTAACATCTGGTTTAACATCTATTCTTTGCAATGGAGTTCTAAATGCATTAGCAAAATATCCAGGTCTACCATCAACAGATTCAAGCATTCCATGACCTACATCATATTGAAATAAAGTTGGATTATTCTCTACAATACCTAAATTTTTAATAGCAGTATCACTTGTTTTATTCAACATATCAGTTAATTGCATTCCATACTGACCTATTTTGATAGGTATCTCATCTTTTTTTCTTTTTTGTTCTTCTGCTAATTTCCTCTGACTTGCTTTATATTGATCTATAGCCTGAGTTTGAGGATCCCAATATTTATAACTCATTTAAATACTCCAGATTTATATTGTAATTTATCCCTATTATTTCGTATGAACCAATTCATATTACTCTCCAGTTGTAATAGTTCCAGGCAATGCAACTGCTTTAACAATTATAGGTGGAGAATGTTTATCATCACTTCTATCAGCTCCATGATATATATATGCAGATGCAGATGAAGCTTTAGCTCCTATATAGTAAGTATAACTTGTACCAGCTGTTAATCCTGTTACAACAAATCTAAC